TCACGTTGACATTCAGTGACGACGCTGGTGATTTTCCGGTTGGTACGTATTGGAGATGTCGTACCGTTGCACCGGCTATGTCTGTGGCCGGAATGTCAGCCGCGCTTGACGCTCTTTCGACGCAGATGGTTGAGCGTTTTGGAATGGTTGTGGTGCATCAAGGATGGAATACGGATGATTTGGCGGAGGCTCTTGAGGCTGCTGAGGATGCAGCTCAAGACGGACCTGCGAAGTTGAATTTGTATTCGTGTTTCCTGTCGTTTCGACGACAGGACGTAACAGGTGAAGACGGTTTCGGTACTGCAGGTGCTCCGGAGACAGACGCTCAGTATGAAACATCGGCTGTCGGGTTGGAGTACGCCGGCGGTCTTCGCGTTCTCAAAAGTCACGGTGAGTTTCGAACGCAGGACCTGGTACACGGCTTGAAACCTCGACGGCTGAAGCTCGAAAATGAAATGTACCGGTTCGTCGCGTCGGACTACAAGCAGGAGTTGATGGATACCGACCTGGGTCCGATTGAAGACGTACTGACGAGCTACTCAACGGAGGAAATCGGCGGATCGCTCTACCCAAGGCAGTGGCTCGTCACTAGGCAGCACCCGGGTTACGTTGGGCACTATCTTGCTGGGGGACTGATGTCCACACCCCCAGATAACAAGATGAAGTATATCTACGTGCGTCGGATCGCCGACTTGATTGAGGAGCGGCTCCGGAGATATGCTGTACACGTCTATGGAAAGTTTGCGGCTGCGCTTGCGACGGGAGGTCTTACGACAGACGCTCAGAGATTCTGGAGCGGGGAGTTCTACAAGTCGGCGATGAGTCTCATCGATGGCAATGTGCTTCTCGGTATTGTTGTCACAGTCGCCGATTCGACCACGAACGATTCGACGGTTCAGATGGTTGTTGGTTGGGATTTCACTGTGGCTCTGCCGGTCGGTAGTGTCACGCTCAACGGTTCATTCTCTATCGGGCAGTAATACGCCGATCGGCGGTTCTCCGGAGGATACTTCCATGCAGAAGTTCGATGATCCTGTCTACACAACTAAGGCAGCGTCTTTTGTTTCGAAGCGAATCAAGTTCATTCGTGGCGACGGCTTAACGAAGGTATATCGGCTGTTTAAGAGTTGCGATGGCCGAGAACTCAAGAACAACCGCAAGCACATGCAGGGGCAGTATCAGACGCCGAAGGCGTGGTCTGCGGGACAGCAGGATGGTCCAGGTTCCGGCTCGTATACCTTAGGGCATAGCTCTTGGATGGACTGCTACATCAACTTCTTCAAAGGCTCCCCGCTGGGGAATACCTACGATATCGAGATTCTCACCCAGGAGAACGGAATTGACTATATCGAGGAGTACCGTGGGGTGAACAATGAGTCTCACAAGGAAGAGAATGCAACAGAGGGTGGGGAGCCCCTTGCGGAGAATGTATCCTTCGGTTTCCTTGAGTACCGTCTCAACGGTCTTCGGCAGTATGACCCGGAAGGTTGGACGTTCAGTCTGGACGTGCAAATTGAGGCGTCGATCAGCCTTCAGTTTGCGTAATTAGTACCGTAAGTGCTCCTCCAGAGGAGCGAAAAAGGAGTGTCTCATGCAACTCGATCCGAAAGTGTTTGCGGTAATTCGGGAGGCTAATCCTGGCTGCGCCTTGAAACAGGTGTTCATAGATCCTGAGGCTCTTACTCAGGAGGAGGCGGAAGATTGTCCGTTTGTAGTCGTTCGACGTCTTCGTGCCCCAGACTGGGACATGATTGACAAGATCAAAGAGAAGAACGACAAGCTGGCTAAAGGAGAGAAGCCGGTATCCTTGGATCGTGTTGCTTGTAGGATGGCCTGCGTCTACTGTCACCCTGGAGTTACAGTAGACGACCTTCTGGATGAGTTTGTCTACTTTCAGAACCAACTGGCCCAAGCACTGTACATCTTCAGTGGAGGTGGCAGCCCTTTGGTATTGCTGTTGCCCAAGAACGTGAACTCGACCGAATAGGACGACTTAGGGACTGGACGCGGGAACTTCTCCGGAGTAGTCAAACGTCGATTCCGATAATCGACGGCGTTCAGTTCGCCTTAGACATCTTTAAGTCAGAGCAACTGGATAGTATCGAACTTACCTTTGCTGCGCAGGCTCTCCTGGCCTCGCGACAAACACCGGTATCTGCTTTGGCAGTAACCGGGGCGACACTGGAGTTTCTTCAAATGTACGATCTTCGACAGCTTTTGAGAGGACCTAAGAAGAAATGACTGCGAAGGAACTTAGGGCTGCCGAACTTGCCCGTGTCGAACAGTTGGCACAGGCAACACACCGGCAAACACTCCAAACGATACGTCAACAGTCTGAGACCGCTGCTGCGCAGTGGAAAGCTGCGCGGCAGGAGTTCGACTTGTCGAATAGAGCTGCTACTAAGAAGCTTCAGGCTTTTAGGTTACAGGCTACACAGCGAGATGCCCAGTGGTCTGCTGCACGTATTGCGATACGTGAGGAGGAGATACTTCAGAAGGCTTTTGCTCACGATCGTCAAAATGAATGGAGGCAACAGTCTCAATTTCTCCGGAGACAATCAAACAACGATCGAATATCTGCTATCCGGAGAATGAATGCTCAGACCTTGGTTAGACAGAATCAAGCAGCTCTGAATCAGGCACAGTTGACAAGATATAGGCAGCAGCTTTTTGCGGATACTCTTCAGCATAAGCGTCTGATGACTGATCAGGTACTTGTCAACCAAAATCAAATGCTTAACTACCGTCGGCAGCTGTATGCACAGCGGTTGACGAACGGTGCTGCGTTACATACTCAACGGATGGCTCAAGCTCAAGAGCGTGCGACGCAGCGACAGATGCTTCGTGGTTCCGGTGGAGGTGGTGGAGGAGGGGGATTCGGAGGAAGACCGGGAGCTTTTGGCGGTTTCGCTTTTGGCCCCCGCTACGGTGTTCTTACCGCGCTAGCAAGTCTTGGTCCAATAGGTACAGCTTTGGGAGCTGCTGGACTTGTAGCCGAAGCTGGCTTAACTGGATTTGCTGCCGTAGCGAAGATGCTGGCTGGGTTGGGTGTCGCTGCTGGTGCTGCGACAATATACGTCGCGAAGTGGTATGAAGAAGCCGTTGGGTTTAATCAGCAGGCTAACGGCATTATTGATGCTTTGGCTGGCGGGAATAAGGATCTCGCTGTCGGATTAGGAGACTATCTCCGGAGAGAGGTAGCCAGACAGACGCCGCTTACTACCAGAGATACCTTGCTCATGACACCTAAGTTCATGAGTATGGGTAAAAGTCTTTCTGAAGCTGACTTTCTTACCCAGTTTAGCTCTGACGTTGCCTTCGGTCTGAATCCGAAAGATGCTACACGTGCGATGCATCTCACAGAGAAACTTGTTGGAGACGTCATTTCTAAGGGGCGTTTTCAAGCAGAAGAAGGGCGTCAGGCGGCTAATCTCGGGTTGCCCTTGGCAATGATTCGGCAGAATATTTTTGAGCAGTGGAACTCAGCTGAGTTTCAGAAACTGAATCCTCGTGTAGGGAAGTTGAAGAATGTTTCGGAAGTGATGGAGAAGATCTCCTCCGGAGAAGTTGGCCCGAACATGGTGATAAACGCCTTTGCGGCGGTCTCCAATCAGCGATTGCGACGGGAAAAGACCGGAGAATATTCCGTTTGGGCGACTAACAACACGATTCAAGGTTTGATGAGTCAGCTTGCGTCTTTCCCAATTGAGATCGCAGATGTGATTGCTCAACGAAAGGGGGGGTCGGCTGACAAAGTTATGGAGATGCTGCGAAGTTTTGTACCGACTCTTGGGAGTACGTCTTCACAAGAACGTATTGCTGTTGGAATAGACAAGGCTGTCACTTCGCTGTTGGGATTCAGCACAGGGTTCGTTAAGAACTTTCGAGGTTTTGATTTTTTGAACGATATTGTTGGAGGCATAAGCGCCTTCAATTGGGAAGAGTTTGGGAAGTTTGGAGCGGAGTCTGTGAACTGGGTCGGCAGTGCGTTCAAAGGTTTTATGTTGGCAATGGAGGACAGTCGTCCGAAATTTCAGTCAATCTTCGGCGGAATGATGAAGTTCTTCGATTCTCCGGAGAAGGTACGGGAAACTACGAATGCACTGATCGAACTTGCCGTCGCGTTGACGGACTTGGGTGCTACAACCATAAAGGTTCTGGATTTTCTGGCAGCTCCTTTGAAAGATCGCTCCTCTGCCGTAGAAGAGCGGGCAAGAATGAATTTTGGTGGTAAGCTGAATCCGCTCACTTGGACAGGTGCAGCGGTCGATGAAGTTTTCAACGCCTGGGATAACTACATTTGGAATCCAGCGGCTGGTGCAATAGGCGGTGGATATCAAAGCTTAGATGACGCCCTAAAGGAATATCACGAAAAGAAAGAAACTGAAAGACAACAGCGATCGGTAGACCCGAATCTTGGATCGCGAAATTTCTCCGGAGGAGGCGCTGTGTTCGGAGATATCAACATATATCAGCAACCGGGGGAAGACGGTGAAGCGCTTTCTCAACGGGTGGTAGCCGGTATTGTGGGCGAACTGAGAGGACTTCCGGCATGAGTGCAAAAATTCTTTGGGGCTCAGAGCCCCCACGACACATCGCGAATCCAGGCCCTGCACAAATGTTGTACCTTGGTACGACCCAAGACGATCTTTGTCCTGGGTTGCTTACACTCTCCGGAGGAGTTCGGTCCTTCAAATACCGTCTTGAGCAAGAAGAGCGGATGTTCGCAACGTTCGTATACTTCAGCGGTTTCAAGGTTCCGGCTTTCAAAGCAGCGTTTCAAATCTGGAATGAACCGCAGTACGAAGAACTGCTGCGGCTGTATGAGAAGTACGCCCCCCGTCCGCTATTGAGTCTACGAGGGGGTGCAGTCCAAGTCACAAACCCTATTCTGAATGAACACAAATATCGTATGATGCTCATCAACGACTGGGCACCGCCGGTTGCTCCGGAGGTAGGACTTAGTTACGTTTACAGTTTCACGCTGCTTGAGGCATTCCCGCGACGGTTCGTTCCGAAGCCACCTTCGGCATCGGATAAGGATAAAGGCTTGGTTCGAGACGTTCCACAGGATACGAAGAGGGCTATCAATCCGAACGCCGAACTTGAACGGAAGTGGAACGCTCATTTACTGAGGTCGAAGGAGCCCGCAGCGGTATACCAGACGCCAGCAAAACCTTTGGTTCAAGCGCCTCCGAATATGTCCTCGGCTATACCTGAGACACCCTATTCGGACTACGATTACGGAGTACAGCAGTAGTGGCTACGCTTTCATATACTGGTCTTCACGAACCGCTTACAGCGTTTCGAACCACAGTACAGCTTCCCGCGCAAGGGGCTTGGAGGATTTGTCTCGAGTTGCCGGAAGAGGTAGCCAACCTTACACAGGTGCAGGTGACTTTTCGAGATATCCTCTTTAGCGGGAAGGTGGTAGCATCTGAACGACAGAGTCGGACGTATCACGTTGATATCCGGCCAGGAAAAGGGCTGCAAAGTATTGCACAGGCCAGGAGTTACTCCTCCGGAGCAGTTGCAACTATGATTCGGGATGCGGTATCTGATTGCGGTGAAACACTGTCTGTGCAGTCAGTGCTGAGTACAAAGATAAAGGATTGGTTTCGTTTTCCTGGCCAGACACTGCCTCAGATATTGGGTCAACTAGGTGTCAAGTGGCACTGTTTGGCCTCTGGAGAAGTAGTCGTAGGCGAAGTGTGGCCTGAAGACGATACTGGCGAAAGTTACTACCTGTCTTCGCACCCTCAAGCAGGAATTCAGCAGTTAATGTTGGAGCCTGAGACCTTCATTTGGCCTTCGGTTACTGTAAAGGCAGTGGAATACACTGCCAGTGCAGAAAATAGTGCGCATTGCGTGGTGCAGATGTGATCGCAGAAGCTCTTATAGTGGAAATTGTACGTCTTTGTCGCGACAGGCTTGGAATTCGTTTTCTTCAGCCTCGCCGTGGTATTGTAAGGACTGTGTCTGTTGATGGTACTTGTGTTGTAGACGCCTGGGGGGGACAGATACCGAAGGTCAAGGTTATGCAGCCATGGCCAGGCTGTACACTTACTTTTCAGAAGGGTGCTGATGTACTGTTGGAGTGGCCTCGTGTCTCTGGAGATACTGAAGACGCTGCTGCACCGGGCGAGTTGCCTGTCATCGTAGGCTTTTATTCAGGCACCTCAGTATCTGTGACTATTCTTCCAGGAGGGGCCGCTGCTGCTCGTGTAGGGGATGACGTACAAATGTCAGTTGTTACAGACCCAGGATTCGTATTGTGGGCGGCAGCGGTGCAGGCAGCTTGCTTGACGACTCCGGGTTCGAGTGCTTTTCAAGCTGCAATGGCGGCAGCCAATGCACTCGGGTACACCTGGCCTCCTGTTACAGTAGATAGTAGGATCACTTCGGGGAGTGGAAAGGTAAATATCGGATGACCGCCGCAATCGAAGATGTCAATCTCTTTGCCACGACTGAACATCCGGCATCTGTCGTTGTGTCTATGAGTACAGATTTGGTATTTGCCGGTTGTGTTGTGGCTGTAGCTACTCCTACTGAAGCAGCGAGGTACAACCTATTTCGATATCGTGAAGGTGTCTGGCAGTGGGACGCTTCAGGAGGAGCAGGAGAGTTGTGGGTGGAGTCGGCTGTCTGGCCAGGAGGTTTTTCTGCGAGTTTTACTTCTCCAGAGAAGGTAGATTCGGACTTTGCTTTTGTCGAAGTGTATTGTTCGCCCGCTTGGACGGGGCCAGATGTTGCTTTCAACTGGCCAGCATTAACGACAGAGCTTGAAGATGTGGCACAGCGGGTGATGCGAGGTTACTACGCTTCGTTAATAGGTGGATCAAAACTTCCGTGTGTAGACATAACCGATTTGCTTGGGTCGATGGTAAACCCTGTACTTAAGAACACGCTCGAACGAATTGTGGCGGAAATGGATGACATAGAAAGCCACACCTTTGTTCAGGAAGGAACCACGATCATTATTTCGTTTGTACTGTACTCCGGAGCGGAAGGCTCCGTAGCTCTGGAGCTGAACAATGAACTATTCTGACCTTCTTGTTATCGAGACACAGGAAACTGTTGACGCCCGGTTGCGGGCTGCGGCGGCTGTGAAAGGGGCACAACCTGACACGTGGAAAGATCGCGGGATAATGGCCGTGATTGTTTACGCGGTCAGTGTTGTATTCGTACTGATATACGACATGATCCGCTTCTTCGCAGGAGGAGCAGCTTTCACAACTACTTCTGTGGAGACACTTGCAGAACGGTGGGCATACTCCCAGTTTGGCTTGACGAGGTTGCCTGCTGAAGCGGCGGTGTTTTCAGTTACTGTGGCTGTGGAAGAGGGTCAACCAGCAGCGGACCTCACAACGGACTTCCGTATAAGCACCTCTTGGGGGCAGGAGTATTTTCTTCAGACCGCAGTCGTAGTTGATAGTGGTACTTCAGAGGATCTCCTGTTTCAAGCTGTAGTCGCCGGAATAGAAGGCAATGTTACACCGGAACAACTGGTGAACATCGTGACTCCGATTGTTGGGGTTACGATTACTCCGGTTGTGATCTACTCCTCTGGAGTAGATAAAGAAACGATACCGGCTCTTCACGCACGTTGTCAGCTTACCCTTGGAGGAATCGGGGCAGGTGCGCAGGAGTTCGTTCAGAACCTAGCCATCAATACGGATCCTTTGTTGACGAAGGTAAGGACACGCGTTGACAGTACTGCGGCAGGTGAGATGATTGTCTATGCTGGGCAAACAGCGGAGGCAGCAAATGTGGACCAGGTTGCTGCACTAGCTGCGGCAATTGAAGCCCTGCAAGTTTTTCAAGCTGTTTCTGTGACAGTGTTGGCCGCTACTCCGGAGGAGCTGGAGATTAGCGGAACGGTTACTGTATACCCTGGTCGTAAAGCTGAGGCAGAAGAAGCGGTATCTGATGCCATAGCTTTGTGGCAAGCATCGCTGAGTTATGGTGACGAGATCCCGGCTTCAGATATTTGGCGTAAGAATTTCGGTCTCGATGCTGAAGAGAACGCTGTGGTGGGTATATTTTCATCACCTGCAATTGAGAAGATAGTTGACTTACTTCCAAATACCGTGTATACTGGATCTCAATGGGGACTTACTGTTCTCGTCAATTCTTTGGTTTTCTTTGATTCTGCGGAGTAGTCTTGTTTCCGACTCGCGACAGATTTTTTGCCGAACTTCCTCGATGGCTTGTCAATTTGCCTGGATCACAAGTTTGGGCGGTTGTAGCTGCTATTGGCGAAGAATTGGAGCGGGTTGCGTACTTATCACGGATCACTTGGCAGAGTTGGCTGATCGTGAATCAGCCGGTTGATGCACTTAAGTTCTCTGGAGAACTCCGTAAGCTTCCTAGATACAGCCTTGATACAGACCAATCGTACAGGAACCGTATCTGGCAAGCTCTGGAGTTTTACAAGTTTTTAGGTACTAGTAAGAGCATAGTAGACACTTTCGCTCTTCTTGGTTATACAGCCGAGGTTATTTGTGAGAAGGATTGGACACCCGAGACGAAACCCGACGAAATCGAGATGTGGAATCGTTTCTGGGTTCGAGTTGAAGGCTTTGAAGTCGAATCTTGGAATCAGCCCCTGAAGACTTGGAATGAGCCAACTGAGGTCTGGAATGCGAGTTTCGACGGTGCCTTGTTGGAAGAGATGCGACAGATTGTGCTTCGGTGCCGGTTTGCTGGTAATCTCTTTGTTGGTTTTATTTTCGTGCAGCCGGGCGGATCAGAGGTCTTTGTCATTCTTAACGATGAGTGACTCCGGAGAAGTAATGTCCACGGAATATACCCCTCAGAACGTCAAACACGACACCGTAATAATTCCGGCCGGAAATGAGCCTCACGTATGGGATGACACTCCTGTTGATGGAGTTGTATACCCGGGTCCGTATGTGAAGGATCTACTCGAAGATCTCGCTGATAATGCCGAGCATGCTGAACAGGCCGCTTCAGTAGGGCCGACTATGTTTGCTGTGCAGCATGATCCAGCAACCGGTTACCATACAGGAGTATCTACTCAGTCTCCGGATGGCTGGGGTTCGTCATTGTTCGTGCAAGGTCCTCCGGAGAATCACGGCATTCCGATTATGCAGGTCATTGCTTCGATACCTGCAGGTGCGGCGCCGCTTATTACAGTTGATGACGATTCCGTGGAAGTTTCGGAAGATAAGCTATTACGAGCTGGGCAGACGAGACTGCGCGCGGGAAGTGCGAATAGTCTCAAACTGGCTATATATAATGATGTCGCCGACGACGACGATCAGCCGCAGTTGGCTGTGATTGATTCTGACGGTTCTCCATATCGCTTCTCTGTAGATAAACTTGGACGTGTTTTGGCCAACGCTCTTTCAGCAGATACCTTACTCGCGGAGACGGTAACGGCACAACAATTTCTATTCCACTCCTCCGGAGTGGCTCCCAAATACTATACGAAGCTTGGTACGAGCTTCGAGTTGGTTGAAACGACATTAGTCACGGATGTGGTAAGAGAAAAACCCGGGATACTATCCTGGCGTGGAAATACAGATACTGAATTTGAAGCAGAAGTAGTCTTTGCAGCTGACGATGTTATCACCGGTTTTCGATCATGTGTACAAATAACTGGTACTGCACCAGGTTCGACAGGGGCTGTCGTGTATTTGTACAAACTTCAAAAAACGTCTGGGGCGGCAGAAGCAATTGCTTTGCAAGCCTGGCCAGATACCGTGGCGACACGAACTGTCGGTGCGTGGGTGGCGACTTATGTAGACCTGATCACGCCACTTGCCGAAGCGATAGACCTTGAGAATAACGCGTACTTTATCCGCGTTCAATTCGAAGCTCCTTTTGGTATAGACGACGTTTCACGGCTATTTTTTGCTGAAATTCGTACAGAGCGCACTACACTTTAATTCTCTGGAGAAGTGATGGCAGACGTACCCGGTACTGGGTCGAATGGCAAGGTGCTTTTTGTTACAGAATTGGCAGCACGCCTCGATGCCATTCTCGACCAGTTGGAAGCCCTTGCAGGTGGCTCCTACGGAGCATTTGATTACTGTGAAGTCTTTGTTCCTGTGGAGGATCAGTTGGACTACCTGTGGGGTACAGGGAGTCAACAGGAGGGGGAGATTGATAGCGACGCTCGTACTGAGGCGCGCAATGCAATGGTGCAGTGGGGAGTAGCAATGCTTGCTCCACTGCTTGACTACACAATCTTGGAGGACAGACTTCGATTGGCAACAGGAAAAGCCCCTACTGCAGAGCAGGTTGCAGCTGGGGAACCTCTGGTAGTACGTGTGAAACGGTCTGCTACATAACCGCTCCGGAGAACCGGAGCACTTAAAAAGGAAGGCGGTATCTGATGGCTCTTCGAACAGTATTGTCTCTGATCCCGACAGCTGGAATTCTTCCTGGTAAGATCAAGCTGGACGAGGCGTTCAACTTCACCGGCACTTTGCAGAAGTCTGGCGTGGACATCGATCCCAACCAGAATCTGACCTATGCTCGAGTCAAGTGTGCTACTCTGGCCGACATTCCGAACCTGGCCTCCGGAGCACCCTCCGTGATCGACGGGTACAATCTCCAGCAGAATGATGATGTGCTGGCCTGGATGCAGGATCCGGCGACCGAGAACGGCATCTACAACGACGACACTGTCGGATCAGGGTCCAACGGTGTGATGACACGGGCGACGGAACGGGATGCGGCTGCGGAGCTTCCGCAGGGTATGCTGGTGTACGTGCAGAATGGCGCGGTGCATGGTGGGAAGTTGTTCAAGCTCACCTCGGCTGTGGTCACCATCGGCTCCGACGCTGTGACGTTCGAGGAGCAGGAAGAGGGCCTTTCGCCCATTACTGCAACCGGCGAGCCCGCGGCGCTGGCAGATGGCGATGGTTCGACGCTGATCTTCGATCTTCCCTACGCCGGAACGGTCGCACTCACGGTGTATGTGGATGGAATCATGCAGCTCCCGACGACGTGGTCCATCGGAGCAGGAACCGGAACCGGCGGTGTGGACGAGTTGACGTTCGGTGCGGGGAACGCCCCGGCCAACGGCGCCAAGGTCGAAGCGCAAGGTCTCCGTCGCGTCTGATCTTCTCTCGAGTAGTTCGGAGTTCTCCAGAGTAGTCTCTAACCGCAAGCCGTTGATCCTTGGGTCGACGGCTTGTGTTTTCTACAACAAGAAAAATTTTATTGTTGACCTTACTGCTGAGATGTGATATACTGTCTTCAGTTCAAGTGGTTAGTCTTCTATTTGAAATCGAAAGGAGACAGTATGAACAGTGCTTGTGCAAAGTGTGGTTGTGCGTTGAATGAGTGTGAATGTGACGTAGAAACGGAGGAGGCTCCTCTGGAGGAGGAAGAAAGGGAATACAGGTGTCATTGCTCAGAACACAGCCAGCAACTTCCTGTGGAGACACTGGAGGAGCTGAAGGAATCAGAGCTGGAACTGGAGACGCTTTCTGAAAAGCAGTTGCGACTGAATCTGGAGATACGACGCCGACTTCAGCGAACAGAATTCCAGTCCGAAATGCGAAAAACGCCAGACTGGTGGACAACTACCCTGTGATTCGCATAGCCGCAATCGACAATATCTTCACGCCCGGCGCCTACCAGGTCGTCGAAGGGCAATTTGTGTCCCGGAAAGGGCGGGACATCACCGGGTATCCGTACACTACCCTTGAAGAAGCCTTTCGACCGACAAATACCGCTGCCTGCTGTTCAGTGTATAACCTTCGTTCTCCGGAGGAGCCAGACGAACTCTTTCCTTGGGTTCGTTTCACTGGACCTCAGGCGCGACGGGAGTGTGGACTGAAGGTGTCTGTAGAGTGGTTACATCTGGAGTTCGACCTTGTCACAGATCCGGCAGGTCAGAAGGTTTGGCCTGGGGTCTCGCAGGACAAAGACGGTATCTGGCGTGCTTCCGACAAGGCAGCCGGGCTGTGTGAAATCTTCTGTGAATCGGTTTGTCCCGGTTGGAATTGGTATATGAGTCGAGGCGGCCTGCACATTCTTACACCGATCGAGCCCGTACCATATGAGCAAGCTTTGGCGTATGCTGATGCTTTCATTGAAGGACTGCTTCCTGCAGTGAAGAGGGTTGCTGCGGAGCTTCAGATACCGCTGTCTTTGGACCGGTCTTGTGCGCAACCGTCAAGACTTATGTATCTTCCACAGATTGATAAGCCGGGACAAGGAACCTTGCGCCTTCCACACAGTATGCAGGGCTTGGAAGCGTCGATTCGGTTGCCAAAGCCAACTTGGCTTGCTTCTCCAGAGAAGCAACGATCGAAGTCACCCCTGAACCTGGAGCGTTGTGAGCGAAGGTGGATGGAGAACTTTGCTGCCCGCTGGATGAAGTCACACTTTGATTGGCTGGCCCAGGCAAGGGTGGGGGATGGCGTTAACAATAGGTTGTACGCTGTGGGCGGGGATGTTCGACAGCTTGGTGATATAGGCTTGCTCGGAGATACGGAAGGCTGGCTCCGGGCCGCACTGGAGTTGTGGCCAGATGCACACGCCGAACAAGCTGTGTATAATGGTTACAACAACGGTTTTGGTACACACACCGTGGCGGTTGGTATCTCGGATCTCCAGCGATACCGAGATGGAAAAGAACGAGCACAGAAGCTCGCAAAACTTTTAAGATAACACTCCTCCAGAGAAGTCGCCAGAACAGAGGTACGTGGTGGAAGTTTCTGAGTACGCTCGACGAGAGTTAGCGGTAAAGATTCAACGCTTCTCTAACCTTGGAGACGACTCCAAAATCGAAAAGGTTATTGAAGCACTCCAGAGGCTCATTGGCTGGGCCGGCGCGGTATCTGCTACACTCGGAGAAAACTTTCCATCGAAAGAAGAGATTTACGATCAGGTAATTGAGGCTCTTAGATTTGATTTTGATACTGATGCTCTGGTGGCTGTTCTCGACGGGGGCTGGGATGCAGGCCAGATGCAGCCTGTCAATCTCGCGCGGTTAAAGGCGCAGGCAGATACCGCTTGGCGACAGGCGTTACTACGTAACCCTGTCACCGGTTTGATTGATACAGGTATCGCCAATCTCACATCAATTTTTCGTAACGACCCCGCTTGGGCCGGCTGTCTAGGTTACGACACCCTGCTCAAGAAGGTCACGATCGAACGACCCTTGCCGCTGGCGCTCGATGCTTCGACTCTGGACGAAATAGCTCCGGAGACATCTGTCGTCAAAGACTCACTCACTCAGGCACCGGATTTCGTACTGCCGGCCGTCATTTCACACCCGACAGCCTTCGGTCTTATGTCATCTTGGTTCTCAGAGGCGTGGCAACTTTCTGTGAACAGTAAGAATGCGCTGATTCAAGCCGCTCAAACGGCGGCTATGTTCCAGCGCTCTAATCGGGCGTTGGAGTGGGCTAAAAAACAAGTGTGGGGAGGTGAACTGCGGCTGATACCACCGCACTACGGCCAAAAAGATGCTCCGGAGGAGCCGAGTCGTCTAGCTTTATGTTTTACGGATGACATTGAATACGCCACCAGAGTTGTCACTCCTTTTCTTCGGATATTCGTTCTGTCGTTTGTTGCTCGGTTGCTAAAACCCGGCTGCAAAGTTGACACACTGCTTGTACTTGAAGGGCCACAAGGATTTCGTAAGAGCACGTCGATGGCCCTTCTTGTTCCACATAAGATTTATTTTTCTGACTCCCCTCTAGAACTTGGGGATAAGGAAGGGCTCCAGGCGGGCAGTAGTATTCTCATGCGGGAAATTTCGGAGCTTGATAAGCTCCTCTGGAGAAAGAACGCGGCCGAGCTTAAGGGCTGGGCACGTTCGAGCACAGATCACTACCGTGCACCTTATGACACAGAATTTAGGATGTATGCACGAACTTTCGTTACCTACTGTACAGTAAACGCAGAGGGAGCTTGGCTCAACGACTCAGGCAAACAGCGCGGATATATGCCGATAACTGTGCACCGGAATATCGATACAGACTACATTGCTGAGTTCCGAGGGCAAATTATTGCAGAAGCTATTGCGCTTTTAGCAGCAGGCTGGAGTTACTTTCCGAACGCGGAAGAGACACTTCTCATAAATGAGGAGATGAATACTCGCCTGGTTCCGAACGCCCTTACGGAAGTAATTCGAGAAGACCTGTATAGGTATGGGCTTACATTCGTCCAAACTATGGATGTTGCGCAAGTGCTGCTAGATGTAACGAAAGAACGGATTGACAGTAAAGTTAGCGCAAATATCTCCACAGCAATGACAGCCCTTGGTTGGTCTCAAGGGCGTGAATGGCGAGGGCCAAGTCGACTTGTCGGCTGGAAAGCCCCGACAACCTGGCGGCCAGCTCCGACAGGCTGGGATAGCGTAGCAGCGCCTCGCAAGGGACAATTCGCCCGGCCGGTCGGCACTTCTCCAGAGAAGTCGCAGTGGGCAGATGACTCGAAAGAGAACATCGTACAGTTTGATTCGCTTCGAAAGAAAGGCGGTATCTGATGTCTTACGTTAAGCCGCCTTTCAGTTGGAGCGGAGGAAAGCGAAAACTTCTACCTCACATTCTTTCACAGATACCGTACAGGATTCGGAACTTTTATTCTCCATTCCTTGGTGGAGGTGCTCTGGAGATAGCCGTATTACAGACAGCAACAGTTGAAGGAGACGTTTTTCTAAGCGACGTTAACCCTCGCCTGATCCAACAGTGGAAGTTTATTCGCGACTCGGTATCTGCCGTCCTCGAGGACCTTGAATGGCATGACTTAGAGTGCGATTTCGAGCAGGTGAAGGCAGACTACAATGCCGGGTTGCAATTGCCAGGCTCGTTTATCTATCTCGTTCAGAAGTGTTTCAGTGCGAAGTACCGAGAGAACAGCGACGGTACTTTCAATGGAACCTTCGCAAGTGACGGTGGAAAACCTTTGCCTTCTGAGGTTCAATTAAAAGAACTGGCTGATCTCTTGCGATTGACGGTTCTCCGGAGCGGTAGCTGGACCTGGCTCCTCGAACAGGAGATCGGAGAAGGTGACGTCATTTTTTGTGACCCGCCCTACGTCGGTACGGCGGTCAATTACGCAAAGGACGGCTGGTCTCCGGAGGAGCAGGAGCATCTCATTCGGTCAATGGAGTACTGGGCTTTTTGCGGTGCAGTGTGCCTTCTCACCGAAACGGATGCAGTACTGGAGACACTTCGCTATTTAGGTACGAGATTCGATTATGAAGCAGTGAAGAAAGTCCACACCATTTGTGGACTTTCAAATGAAAACACGACGGAGGTCGTCGTCCGAATCTTCGGATGATGGTTCTCCAGAGACAAACCGCCAGCTGGTGGTTCGGAGGAATTATGGCTTCAACAACGGAAAAAGTGGTTCTTCAAGTGGGTTCCAGTGCAGCACCGACGATTGCGATCAGCGTCAATGTGACGTTCACACAAGATACTGAAGATATCTGGACGGTATCAGGTAACGGCTTCGAGTATGTTGCTGCTTCAAGTGCCGAAACCAAGCATGCTGCACTGATCGGCTGGCTATCAAAAATTCTAGGTGTCGCTGACTGACGCGAAACGTTTTCGGAACACCTTCGAAAAGATTTTCTTGCCTTAACTCCCCTCCTGTGCTATACTTCCTCTAGTTTGTTCGTCATCAAATACCGTTTGTCAACCAGCGCTCCAGAGGAGCGACAAGGAGGAGTTATGAGTCAAGCATTTAGCAGGTGGCTTGAAGAGGTTGATACAGCAATGGCTTCTAGTACAGAGGGCCTGACACACGAAGATTTCGTCGATATTGCCTGGCGAGATCTGTATGACGCAGGGACGGATCCAGATGAAGCTTGTGACGAACTTGCGGAAGAAGACCCCATTTTCGCAGCAATGTGGGTCAGACCGTCTCTGGAGCGTTCCTGACATGCCTTATGACTCCCTCAAGAAAATTGACCTGCACCTCTGGCCGCATCAGGTGCAGTTCGTTGATGATATTCAGCGCGTCGAAGCTGGATGTCTCAATCCGATCGGTACAATGGCCACGGGTGGAGGGAAGACACGAGCCATTGTCGAGGATGTTCGTCGAACGCTAATGGGCGGCCAGTTTAGTACAATCGGCATCTGCTGTCATTCAGTAGATGTGTTGAGACAGCTCCTTGTAGATAATGATGGAAAACCCGGTCCCCTCACGGAACTCCGGATACCGTATGGTTGGGTTGCTGCTGGTGAGCAGGAGAATCAGTTAGCGCCGATTCAACTGATCTCTACTGCGACACTTCTCCGGAGACACGACTCCCTCAAGTACAGCCACCTAATGAAACGTTTACAGTCCAAAGGCACCAAACTCATCTTTGATGAAGTTCATCGATCTTTGTCCGGTAAAGTAGGGGAACTAGTTTGGACCTGGGACGCCTTCGTGAGTGGATATACTGCCACTCCCTGGAATAAGACACTCCCCCTTCGCTTCGACGAGATCGTTCCAGGTCCAATTCCGTCTGTGCTGCAGGCTATGGGATATTTGGTGTACAGCCGTGTAATAGAACCACCAGATACGGTATCTGCTGACGGGCTACCTGTACAAGCCGGAGATTTCTCCTCCGGAGCAGTCAGCAAGTTAATGCGGGAAAATCCCGGTGTGACGAAACGTATTGTACGTTTTATTCGGTCTGTTATTCCACACGGCAAAGTATTGTACTTCGTAGCCGACAAATTACACGCAGCTCATGTTGGTGCTGCTTTAGATGAGATTGGGGTTCCAAATGAAGTTATTCTTGCTGACACCGAAGGGCGTGCTGAGGCCCTCGGACGAATTCGCCGGTCAGTTGATACGTCTGGCATCTCGATTGACGTCCTCAGTACAGGAATTGACATCCCAGATCTCCGGAGTATTGTTTTCCTTAGACATACAATGTCTCCTATTGTCTTCTACCAGCAGTGGGGTAGAGGACTACGAACAGCTCCTGGAAAGGAATACTGCTGGATTTTTGACGTTGTTGGTAACATTGAGCGAATGCGAGGCATGGGGTTTCCCCCTCCAGAGGATCTTGATGAGTACCTTTTCGAAGGAACTCGCAAGAAAGGAACGCGAGAGATCGGACAAAAGACTTGTCCAGAGTGTGGAACACTGAATGGGTCCATGCGTTTACGATGCGTCGAGTGTGCTTATCTCTTCGAAGAGACTTGTCCTCAGTGCAAAGCAGACCTCTTCTTTAATCAAAACACTTGTCGAAGATGTGGTTACGACAAACGGACAGTCGAAGAGAGATTAGCCGCAGAAAAAGAGGCTGCGGCAAGGCTAGAGGAGCTCCGGAGAAGCTTCGAGGAAAATTTTTTATTTGACTCAACAGAGGAAATCAGCTATACTTATAGTAGATTGTGTCACGAGGCTTGGGCCGGTCGAAAGGCAATGGACGAACCGCTGAGATGGCTGAAAAGCATTCTGCGGGGCGGAACGGCCTTAGAGCTTCTGGCACCATATACGTTGCACACACTGTGGACGGCGGAACAGGTGGCAGGAGCAACAGAAGCTTGCTTCCGGGAGTATGCCGAGCGACTTTTGCAATACAGATACCGCAATGGCGGGATGATTCCTGGAACTGATGTCACCCTTCTGATGGGTTTGCAGTTTGGGCACCAGGGACGACAATTTTTAACAGAGAACTATACGACATTTGACAGAAAGACCGGTGGGAGTCTTTGGTATCTCCGGAGGAGAAAATGAAAGTTACACAACAACCGGTTGGAACAGTGGTTACGAAGAATCCAGTACCTGAGGCGGCTATCGAAGTAGCTCCAGAGGAGCCGAAGAAGCTGGTTCTAACTTTTCAAGTGACGGACTCTTTTCCGGTCCTTGAGCGAAAGCTCAAAGAGCGGTATCTGCGGGCAGTGATTAAGAGTCGTCGGGATTGGCCGCGTGGACGCAAGGAGATTGCGGAGGCTACCGGATTGAGCGCACCAACCATAACTGCGTGGTGTGCTGAATTTGACATTCCGCTCCCATTCTGATTCTCTGGAGCACTAAATGGATCTTTGGGATGAAGCAATGGCGGTTCTCAGACCGCCTCTGAGGGTTACTATGGACTTTATTGAATTCGACGGTCCTGCGACACTTCTCGAAGAAGACGATCTGTTTCTCATTGACGGTTACATCGGTGTCGTACTGAGTGTGGATGCAGATACTGTGCTCTTTGAGTGGAGACAAAGTCCCGATTGTACCCGCAATGGTGTGCAAGAGCGGCTGTCCCTTGAGGCAGAAGGGCGGATACTGTTCTCACAGAACTCCGGGCATCGAAGAGTGTCTCCAGAGACTCTTACCGAGGGAGACTGTTTCATTCTCGGGGTACTGATGTGGTTTGTTTGTGAGCCTGGAAAGTGTCGTGTGGTGTCTCCTGTAGGAGACACGGAGTTCGAAGCTCAGACCTATCCGTTGCCTGTGGACGGAGCTGTACTTGTTCTTAAGGCACCCTTGGCAGAGCATCTGCTTCGGGCGCAATATCAGGCAGTAAATCTGCCTCCTCCGGAGGAGCTTTTCGCTTCTCTTAAAAAGAAAGGACCAGAAATGAACTGTCCCACGTTGGATACACCTTTGAAGGACATTCAGGGGTTTCCGAGAAAGCTGGTTAAGGCGGTGTGCGACGCGTATCAGGGCGCTGTCTCAGTAGCGGATGTTACGTTCGAACACCTTATGGCAATCTCGTGGAACGACCTGTTCGTCATTCCGGGCTGCTGGGCAGGAGTCGGTGGCAACTCAGGATCGAACGCCCTCGCCGTCTTTTTGCAGAAGTGGGGAATCGAAAAGCAGAACATGGGCGAGCACTTTGTCATGCCGGGTTTGCCGGCCGAGGTATCTCCGGAGACCGAAGCCGAAGCCGAAGCCGAAGCCGAAGCCGAAGCGGTATCTGACGAGGCCGAGGGGATCGACGGTACGGTAGATGTGTTGGAGTACATTCAGAGTATGTACCCTGATTTTGACGCGATCTACACGATGCAGATGATCAGTGACGGCACCGGACGTAAGCACACTCAGCTCCTCGAACTCTCAGGATACTCCTGGGAGCAACTCGTAGAGAAGTGTGGCGAGACCTTGTCTCAGCATCTCTACGCGGTGCTACTGAGAGACGTTGGAGAGACGCTCGAGTTTCCGTTCCGGCCCTTCCTGCGACAGGATGTCCGAAACGACGGCACGCCCCTTCTGCCGGAGACAGATACCGCATTGCCTGTCAAGGAGACCGAAGTCGAAGCGCTGCCGGAAATGCTGGACAACCGAAATTCTGTAGCGGATTTTCTGACCTGCCCGTTGAGCGAGTACTTCGACTTCTCCGGAGCGGTGTCGAAGGGTTTCGCCTCGGCAGTGACGGACTTCGTCGGTGAGACTTTCGTCGGTTGGACCTGGGAAGAGGTATCGGCGTGCTTCGCAGATGCCGAGTCCGCTGTGGCCTTCTTCTCCTGGGTCACTGAGAACTACGCCCTGGAGAACGCTATTCAGGAGGAGGATGGAACACCGATGTTCGTTTGGGCTACTCCGCAGGAAGTGGAAGAGGAGACACCCGAACCTGAGGCTTTGACTGCCGAATTGACCGCATGGATCCAGGCGTTCGACGCACTGACGATCGAAGACAGGATTGCCGGCCTTGCCCGGCTCAATGAAAATATCCCATTCTGATCGGTTGTCTGACCACCCGGTCGGTCCTCTGGAGAACTAATCCGCCGCCTTGGAAGAGGCGGTATCTGATGAAAGAAAGGAAGCGAAATGCCAGTTCAACCTCCGAAGAAGTCCGCCGCTCAGCAGGCTGCGGACTATGAGAACCTTGTGCAGTTTGTGGGCCACCAGGCCCGCAGTTACAACAACCCGTCCGTGAAAGAGCCGGGTGAGTATACGAATTCCGCCCGGCTCGGGTGGGCCGAGTCCTCCGACGGAACGAAGTATCCCTGTGGGTATATCTTGAATGCCGGGGCATTCAAGATCGCCCAGGATGGGGCTGACATATACTACATCATCGAAGGAACCGTTTTGGCGTGCGGCTCCGGAGCAGTCGGGTCGCTCCGAATCAAGAAAGGGGAGTACCGGCCTGTAGATCTTACTCCAAACATGGGCGGATCGATCATGCAGCTCTACCGTCGACAAGCAACGGAGGGGCTTTGCAAGAAGTTCTTCCGGGCATTCAGCGGAATGAGCGAGGTCGAATACGACAACCAGGGGCAGGACTATGCCGATCAGCTCTGGGATAATCTCTGGAAACACCAATCGCTGGTCGGAATGACGTTCAAGGTAGATGTAATCCCGAAAGAGCGTTCTGAGGATGAGTACGGTCGGGACAGTACGACCTTCCCGAATGCCAGTATCTACCCGCTCTGGGATCCATGGGAAGATTTGTCCGTACTACCTGAGCAAAAAGGTTGGGAAGGAATCGAGCTGATCGGTGCGCCGGACTACGAGGTTCTCCAGAGCAGCAATCCGATTCCGCTGATGACAGTCACGAAGGCCGCTCCTCCGCCGGTGTCCAGGCCGACGGTTCCGGCTGCGAAGGCCGCTCCTCCACCGGTGTCCAGGCCGACGGTTCCGGCTGCGAA